GAAGTGTTCCCGATGAGAACTGCGTTCGACTGGCATTGATACTGAGTTATACAAACTTTCTCTACAACCTGAGTTCCCGATTGAATAAAATAGTTGTACACCCCTTGGGCAGTAGCAGTTACAGGTTGTGTTACCACATGCAGCAAGTTAACATCGGAGTAAACCGGAATGGAAGTAGTACAAAGATTCTGAGAGTTATAAACACAGACATATACCTGTGCATTGGGTATAACAACCTGATATCCTCCACCACCCATGACGGTCGCAGTGTTGAGCCTTTGAGCGGCCTGACCATACGAAAATACGGAGGATAGAAGAAGTAATACAACCGCGAAATGCTTGTTTATATTCACGAGAACCCTTACATTCTTTTAATAAGTTAATTTGCTAAAAATTCCGGAAACCGGAGATTTATTCCTGACCGAACCCTTCGCTCATAGGTCCGGGTTCTCCCGTCAACGTCTCCGGAGTCGCTGTCTTTTCGGAGGACTGTCTCATAACTTCAAGAGCGGCCCTGGAGAGATTATTTTGCTGCGCTAATTCTTGTGTATTCTGTAATTTAGCCATCATCATAGCCTGTTGTGATTGTGCTTGCTTAGAGGCAATTGCACTAGGCTGGTTCGCTTGGGCTTGTTGCTTCTCTTCAGGAGTCATGTCTACAACGATATCGTAGTAATCTTTCCAAGAGGAAGATTCGACGATCATCTTAGAGATAGCTACTATATTTACTTTTTTACCTTCGTTTGCTAACGACTGAATAACAGGAATCTGGGTGAAGAATTGTGTTAATATAGGTAAAGCCGCCGCCATAGCTCTGCGTTCTGCTACTTTGGCACCAGCATGAACCTCGAACGACATTGAACAGTTTCTAATGTCGTCCATAGTTCCCCCTTCTTGAAAGTAGGAGGATTGTAATTCTTGGTTCAGTATATGTTTAATAACAGCAGCGGGAAGGAGTCTTTTATTGAGTAGATGGATTCTGTAAATCCACGGAAGAAAGACTTGTGTGCAAAACTTCTCGATGAATTCCCCAACTTGAATTCCTTGCCCGGCTGTAAGAGCCCCTGCACCTGTCGCAGTTCGAGCGAGGTTACTATGACCCGAACTTCCTGCGATGCCTTGAGATGAAATCTCCCCGGCACCGGAATTTTGTTCTACTCTCGCTTGGGATAACGAAAGGTGCTCTCCAGCTTCCGGAACCGAAGGGGTTCTGGTAAGGGGCATGATATCATCTTTTTCGTCTACTTCAAACACCCTGCCAGGATGAATCCTAATGCTCTGGGTGGGAATACTCTTTCCACGTCTACGAGTGTATACCCCAGCCAAATTGAGAGCAGTATTATCCAGCCAAGTATTAACAATACCCTGCTGGAGCCTTTGTTCCGATCCCACTGTCCGGCCTAAACCAAGCCCGTAGAAAGCCGAAGGCACATCCCAGAAATTTATCGAGAAGAAAGGAATTTCGCCGTAAGGATTCTTTCCGTTACAAATAACTTTCTTTTGTTGTACAACGATGATAACTTTTTCTTTATCCCAACGTTCTAGAACCTCTAAAGGTTTTTCGAACGGGTCATCGGTAGACTCCATCCAACGTGGACTGGCTCTCAAATCCCAAACAGAGTTAACACCGGTCTGTTCCTCCTGCGCGGGAATAGCTTCTTCTGCGGGAGGCATAAACCAACTGGCTACTTCTTGACGACTTGGGATATTATATCCGGGGCGATCTCGCAGTTTTTCAAGATCGTTGTAAGTCATATACATACGATGTATAACAAACTTACCTTCCCGGATATCCGGAGTTCGGAGAGTAGGATCGACAAGAACATCCTTAATACTGGTGATATTCTCAAATCTGGGACGTTCCACTACAATCTCCTCGGTTTTTTCAACCAAAGGAGCATCCGGATCGTGGAATTCTATGTCAGGAGTTCCTGGCACAGGGGATGGGAGGACATCGGGGTTGTCGTCTATAGCATAATAAGTTTCTGTATATTTATAGCTATCCCATCCCCACTTCCAAATATTGGTCCCGTATAACACGGCGTTCATAACACCGCGTCTTACTTCCTCTTCGAAGTTAATTTGCTTGAGTTGGAACCCGATGATATTGGATACGGCAGTAGCAGTATCTTGAGAAGTCCCCGGCCTAGGCTGAAAGATGAAAGGAGGATCGTCGTAAAACAACCCATTCTTGATCTGAGGAACCAGACTGTTAACATTCTTGGCAACCGTGTAGAAAGGGATGTTGGCCCTTTCTATTTGAGTGCCTTCCCAGTACTTAGGCACAGTAGTGGCCTGATACAGAATGCTTGCAGCATTCCACCCAGCAATCCATTGCTTGGCGGCTTTAGCGGTCTCGGCACTATACGTATCCCGCACAACCAACGTAAGGGCCGGGTCTTCTGCCCACTCTCCGGTTCGTAGAATCTGAGCTATAATATCAGGAGTTAAAATAGTCGAGTTATCGTTGCCAGCTTCTACCTGTGCCATGCTTCCCTATAAAGTACTTTATGCGAAAAGATGTGCTTTTCGTCGCTTTTTGCGTATGGTTGCTGCTTGCCCCGGAGTTCTACCGACCCTCTTGCTTGGGGAACTCTACTAACTATGCACTGAACTCTTTCGAGTTAACCGTGTTCGGATTTCAGTTCCGCACAAGCAGCAAGACTATCCCTTGTACGGGTTCCCGCCGTTCCAGCAAGAATTCTGTCCACTAACCAAGTCTACACTGTACGAAGCTGCAACCTTGGTACCTGCCTCTGCGGAAGACTTGGAGGCACTAACACCGTCTGGACCGCCCCATTTACTGGGACCAGCAGCACCTTCACCCTGACCAGCGTTGTTAAAAACCTGACCAACAGCCAGTTTGGCAATAGTGTTCTTACCCTTACCTTCAGTCTGCATATTATCCTTGGCGGGGGCCTCGTAGAACCTGGGATGTTCGAGACTTTCAGAGAGTGTTACGACCTTCCCCTCTGTCGCTCCTGAGTTGTTATTCATGTCTGCCATGTTGTTCCTTCTCTAATTCTTTCTTTTGGATTTCTTCTTGCTGTCTAGCAAGCTCTCTCTTAACAGGAATGCTGTCCTCCGGGAGAGCAAAAAATTTGTTTTGTTTTTCGCAGTAATGGGGGCAAAGAATAGCCCCGTGCGCCCTAATTTTGTACCCAGCCACTCGAACCGTCCTGCAAAAATAAATGTCTTCACTTACCGCAGTTAAGCAAGGTTCGCCGTTTACATCCACGTATTCTTCCGTAGTCCGGAAATAGGGATATTCAAGTTCTTCGAATACCTTGGTGTTGATCATCATGCAACCGGCACCAGCGGAATCTACGTCGAAAACCTCGTTGACTTTCCAATCCCAAAAGGCACCTGGAGTGTCGTCCCTGTAAATAACAGGAGCCGGAAAAGCAGTTTTCGTGCAATAAATCCCGGTAGATACCATAACCTTGTCTTCGACCCCGTTATCTAGGAGATATCCGAGAGCCTGAACAGTTTGCCGAGGAACTACCACATCGTCATCCAGAAACCACAAATACCTGCAATTGTTTTCTATTGCCGCTTTGGCAATTGCATTTCTGGCTGTTGTTACGTCCTGCCCTTCTACACTGATAACTGTCTGTGTAGTATTTACAGGAAAATCCAAAGTCTTGAGGGCTACCGCCCACTTAGGGTGTACGAGCCTTCCGCCAAACGGAAGACCAATTGCTATTCCTACTTGTGCCATTATCAACTTTCCGTGACCAATCCGGTCCCTAGTTAATCTACCCAATTAAACCAAAACCTAGAATATTATCCAAGCCATCGGATTCTGAATACGCTGGTGGACCTTCCGGTGCTTCTTCTTGGGGTATTTCATAGTTTATAGGAGTGTAGTCCCTGTTTTCAGTGAACAACATTTCCCAGGTGTTCTTGTCGATTTCTTGCTTTCGCTTTTCTTTTATCTCCTCGTCAATTCGTTTGCGATCTGAATCGGACTGAGGAACTTGCGGTAAGAACTGTGTTTGAAAACTTATACAATCCGGGATATCATTCTTCGATGATGTGGATACCGGACGAATAAATTGAGTAATCATTCTCTCCCTTTCCGGAAGAGTATTTGCAAATTTTAATCTACCGTAAAATACTAGAGGATAAAGACTTCCAATTCTGTTCTTCTTGGCATCTTTGCTTGTATCTACAGGTCGCCAATAAATATGGTGAACTAACTTCTTTACATACTCGTCGCCTAACGCATCTGCTTCCCGCCAAATAGTAGGTTCTAACATTCTTATCCCGAGACTATCTTCAATACTGATGATGTCCGGATGATGTTTTTTAGCAAAGTGAACAATTGCTTGAGCGATAGATATGTGGGTAGGATAGTTATTACAAACCAAATCTATAATATAACCAACCCCACTGCCATCCCAAAGACATGCAGTTCCTACACACATGTCATTGGTTTTCTTACCTTTCCCTCCGTTCAAATCCCAGCAATGAGTAACTCTGCCGTATAACGGGAGGTCCATCCAGTTCACCGTGTTTTTGAGAATAAGTTCTCGGGTGAACATTTGCTGAGTAGGAGGGAGAACGTTCTGGCGCATCTGGGTTTCAAATGCTTCCGGGTCTTCCTCGTAAGCCACCAGAAGAGGCTCGTATAACAAAACTTTCGGCATCACAAGGACTACGCCTT